TGATTATAATTTACAAGTTGCTAAGAAAATGAATACCCGTGTCAAAGGTGATATAAGTTTTTCTAGTGATGAAGATGTTTCAATTACTGCAAATGAAAACTTCGGTGGTGCAATTCGAATGGCTGCTGCAGACCATTTGTATTTGGATTCGCATATGTATGTTAAAGGTTCAATGACTGCTGATGGTATTATTACCTGTGATAGTCTTACTGCTGGTAACGAATTAGGTGGTGGTGTTTTTGCTGGTAGTTTTGGTTTTGTTTCTTTGACTGGTGGTTTATCGTTAGGTGCTCCAATAGCAGTTCCTGGTTCTGTTTTTGCTATAGGTAGTGGAACATTTGGTATTAAAGTTTTCGCACCATATATTTCTTCGTTGTATAGTTCAACAATTGTTGGTGGTGCAATTTGGCAATCCGATGTTCTCAATTATGTCAGACGATTGATACATAGACCATCGGGTACTGGTGAAGCTAAAGTTTCAGTTTAATTTATTATGAAAAGGAAATAAAATGGCAAGTGTATATGGAAGATTAGGTTTTAATTTTGACGCTAACAATACGGGTGTTCTATCACTATCGGAAGATGCAGTAGAGCATTTAAATTCTGCGCCAAATTTTTTACCATATGATTGGCAAGTAAACGACCTTGCAAACGCCGATACGGCTGGGTATTATAAAAACCCAGCAGCGAATGTTTGCATATCAATGTTTGAAACTGCAAATTCAATTTTTAAAACTACAGCTAATGTTGGTTTTCTTTATGCTGGAGCCGAAAGAAGTGTATTACTCAATAGAGCTAATAACTTTATGATAACCGTAAGTGGCTTTAAATCACATACAGATAATCTTACTGTAACGTCAATCGAAAATGGTGGTGTGGATGCTAATCAATTTCCATATAGACAGAGTGCTTTAGGTTATGGTAAATTTTTGATTTATTTGACATATCAAACCGATGGTATTGCAAATACTTCACCTGCAATAGGTAGTTTTACCAGCTTGTTTGTGAATGACCAATTGGAATCGAATAACACCATATTAATTAATGATTTTATTACTCTGAATAATTCAATAGACATGACTGGCAATTCAACTCTGTCCGGTGCGGCCGTAAACGTAATTATTTCTCATATTGACACCGCAAGTAATTTGATTACTACTAGAAAGAATCACGATGTTCAATTTTTCAGAAATAGTGCTCAAGTGTTGAATGATTTTTCAGAGGTAGCTGAATTCTCAAATATGGGTCAACTCGATACCAATTTGGTAGACAAATATATTGGTTCCGACAAATTACTTACCAGACTTAACTCATAAATAGAATATGGCAACCGTAACCACAGATATTGTTAGAGATTTCAAAGACTTGGATTTGAATTTTACCATTCATCCAGTTCGAAAAGACATTAATAGAACCATCGGACCGATGGCCGTTGTCAATTCCATTAAAAATCTCATACTTACAAATTACTACGAAAGACCATTTCAACCAAATGTTGGTTCAAATGTTCGTAGATTGTTGTTTGAAAATCTTGATAATATTACGGCAACTACTTTAAAAAATGAAATAGAGCGGACTATTGCAAACTATGAACCTAGAGCTACAGTTAAAGCTATAAATGTGAAAGCAGATTTTGACAATAATGGATTCAAAGTTTACTTAGAATTTTTCATTGTAAACCAAACAAATCCTATTGTAATTAATTTTCTCCTTGAACGGATCCGATAAATGGCCAACGCACGTTTACAAATTACAGACCTTGATTTTGATACAATCAAGAATAATTTAAAATCTTACCTACAACAACAATCTGAATTTACAGATTATGATTTTGAAGGTTCTAGTTTGAGTGTTCTTTTGGACATTCTGGCTTACAACACCCATTACAATGCTTATTATTTGAACATGGTTGCCAATGAGGCATTCATGGATACTGCACTATTGCGTGATTCTGTTGTTTCACACGCTAAAACATTGAATTATGTTCCGTTCTCTTACTCTGCACCCAAAGCAATTATAAATTTAACAGTAACATCTTTAAATAACACACCAGGTACATTAACATTACCTAAAGGTTTTGCTTTTAGTTCAAATTTAATTGACAACATTTCTTATAATTTTGTTACACTTGAAGATACGACCGTAACAAAATCCAACACCGCATATTTTTTTGAAAATTTAGAAATATATGAAGGTAGATTGGTAGACTACGTTTACACTTTTAATAAAAATTCCAATCCAAAATCTATCTTTACTTTACCAGATTCAAACATCGACACAAATACATTGTTTGTAACTGTAGCTGATGTAAGTGGTAATTCAGCAACTCAAGTTTATAATCAAGTTACCGAAATTTTAGATGTTGATTCAACATCACTAGTTTACTTTTTACAAGAATCTAAAAAAGGTAATTATGAAATTTATTTTGGTGATAATAAAATTGGTAAAGCTCTTACCGATGGTTCTACTGTTACTGTTAGTTATCTAGTAACTTCTGGTATACCTGCAAACTCTGTTGATGGGTTTATTGCTGATTCTTCTGTTGGCGGATTTACAAACGTAACAATTGATACTGTGGCTGTTGCTAGTGGTGGTGCAATTCGTGAATCAGTAGACTCAATCAAATATTCTGCGGCTGCACAATACTCTAATCAAAATAGATTGGTGACCATTAAAGATTATGAAACATACATTCAGTCAAAATATCCAAGCATAGATTCTTTATCTGTTTGGGGTGGAGAAGATGAAACACCACCAGTATATGGTAAAGTATTTGTTGCATTAAAACCAAAAATAAATTATTTTATTTCTGAATTAGAAAAAGCTCGTATCGTTTCTGAAATCATTGACCCAAAATCTATTGTAACGGTTCAATCTGAAATTCGTGATCCAGAATTTTTATATTTGTCTGTTGAATCTTCTGTTCAATATGACCCAAGAAAAACAGTTTTATCTGAAGATGCAATTAAAACAAATATTAGAAATGCCATCATATCTTATCGTGATACATTTTTAAATAAATTTGGTGCAAGTTTCGTTTTATCAAAACTTCAAGATAACATTGACGGAACAGATATTAATGCTATTATTGGTTCTGAATCGACTGTTCGTGTTCAACGTAGGTTTGAACCATCGTTGAATCAATCAGCAAGTTACAATATTAATTTCAATGTGCCTTTACATCGTGGTACAATTACAAATAAATTAACATCAACCGAATTTAATGTGCTTGATAACACAGGCACATTAAGAACGGCACAATTCGATGAATCACCACAATCATTCACAGGTGTTTCTGAAATCCAAGTTATTGATCCTGGTTCCGGTTACATAACTGCACCAACAGTTACAATTAGTGGTGATGGTAGTGGTGCAACCGCAGAAGCAACTATCGTGAATGGTCGTATTCAAAAAATTACAATTACAAATCGTGGTTCTGAATACACTAGAGCAACTGTGAATATTTCTGATGGTAGTGGTTATGGTGGTTCAGCTTTAGCTGTTGTAGATGCTAAAATTGGCACATTAAGAACCATCTATTATGACTCATTGGCACAAAGACAAATTATTAATCCTAATGCTGGTACAATTTTTTATGATACTGGTATTGTTGTTATCAACGACATAAGATTTTTGGCTGTTAGTTCGAATGATAATTTAATTCGTATGACAATTGAAGCTGAAAAAGGTATCATTCAATCGAAAAGAAATACTATTATTACAATAGATGAAACAGACCCAACATCAATTGTTACCACACTATCAAAAAATACTAAACAATAATGTCTGAACAAAAAACATCATTACTGATTAACCGTCAGGTACCTGAGTTTGTTCGGGACGAATACCCTACGTTTATCCATTTTTTAGAAGCTTACTATGAGTTTTTGGAAAATAAACAAACTGGTAAAAATAATGATTTAGTCAATAAATCAAAAGACCTTCGTTATCTTTCAGATGTTGATTATTCAATAAATCAATTTGAGGATAATTTCCTTAATACATTTGCTACTTTTTTACCTAAAGATGTTCAAGTAGACAAAGCCTTTTTAATTAAACAAATGTTACCTTTGTATCTTGCAAAAGGTAATGAGAAATCTTTTAAACTTCTTTTCAGATTAATTTTTAATGAAGAAGTTGAGGTTATAAAACCAAAATCAAACATACTTAGAGCATCTGATGGCAAATGGTTAATTGAAAAAGCTTTTAGAATTTCGCAAGGTGTTTTTAGCACATATACCGCAAACGGTAACACATCCTCTAGTGCAACTGCATCGGGCAATACAGTATTTAAAATGGCGCAAATTGCTGCGTCTGATGAAATAGCTGTTTATGTAAACGATGTTTTACAAACTTCTGGATACAATGTTCGCCGAGAATCAAAGAAGGTTGTGTTTAACACAGCACCTTCAGCCAATTCAACAATTAAAATTTTATATAATGATTTTAATTACGCACTTTTAGAAAATAGAAAAATCACAGGTTCTTCTTCTGGTGCAACAGCTATTGTTGAAAGAGCTGCACAAAAAACTGTTAATGCAAAATCTGCATTTGAATTATATGTAAACGACAAAACACTTGTTGGTAATTTTGATAATGGTGAATTTGCCACACTCAATATAATTGGCGATAATAATGAATTAATTAATATTCTTGTTTCTGGTCTATCGACACTTGCAACAATTAATGTCATTGAGGGTGGTGCTAGTTACAATGTTGGTGACCCCGTTATTATTACCGGTGGTGGTCAAACAGAAACAGCTGAGGCTATTGTTTCAGAAGTGTTTTCTGGATTCATTAACCAAATTCGTGTTCTTGCTGGTGGTGCGGGTTTCAAAACTGGTTCAAATGTTAGACTTGTTGGTGCTACCGCAAATGCATCACTAGTTCTTGCTATTGATGCTGTTGATGTTTCTGGTGCAAATAGTGCAAACACATTTGTTGTAGATACAACAAGAATTGCTAACTACGCTTCGATTAATATTAGTGATGCTGATTACGGTTTCCCCAACACAGCCATATCAGAGAATGTTAGTTCACGAATCATAGATGCTTTGGCATTTTCAAATGTAGTGAGTATTGGTCCAATCACCAACGTGGCAATTTTGTTTGCTAATGCAATTTTTGCATCTGTTCCAACTGTTGATGCCGATTCAGCACCTTTCACAAATGGTGCTTCTGAAGAACAACACGTTTTATACACACGTTCAGTAGGAAGAATTTCTATTAATAACGGTGGTGATGGATATAGAATTGGTGATGAATTAATCTTCACTACAACAGGCAACATGAATTTTGGTTTTGGTGCTGCAGCTGCCGTAACCAATGTATCTTCAATAGGTACAATCACTAAAGTTGAATTGCAACCACCTAGAATTACTGGTACAGCAAATGTTTATGGCAATACAAATGTAACTGTTAGTGGCACAGGCACATTTTTCTTAGATGAGTTGCGTGTTGGTGATAGAATTATCGTCAATAATGAATCACGTTTTATCAATACGATTACTTCAAATACATCACTCAATGTAAATGTCAATTTCAATTCAGCAACAACTGGTGGTGGAAAGAAAATTGGTTTGTATGGTGCTTTACCTGTCGGTGGTGTCAATTATGAATCAACTAAATTACCATTAATTACAGTTTCTTCTGTTAATGGTGCTAACGCCAACTTGTCAGTAATTGCATTGATGGGTGATGGAGAAAATCTATTAGCAACAGCAGACCAGGATCCTGGTGCAGTTTTAAAAATTAGAGTTGTTAATGCTGGTGCAGGTTATCAAACACCACCAACAATCGACTTGACACAAAAGGGTGATGGTAACGCTACTGCAAACGCTTTGGTTGAACCAAGTTATGTTACCTTCCCTGGTCGTTGGACAACATCTGATAGTATTCTTTCTGCATCTGAACGTGTGATGCAAGGTAGAGATTATTATGTTGATTATGCATACGTCTTGGCTTCAAAAGTTGAATCTTCTAAATTTAAAGATTTATTCAAGAATCTAATTCACCCAGCAGGATTTAAACAATATGCTGATTTTAGGGTTGATGAAACTATTTTAGCTAATAATATATCGGTTCTTGGTTACTCAAGTAATGTTATCTCTGGAACTGTAAATACAAACAATAGCATTTTTGTAACTGGTACCAATACATTGTTTAACATTGCAAATACCA